TAAAGATAAGCAGGAAGAATTAAGAGATCAAAGTGTTGAACATGAAGGACAAGTAACCATTAAAGGAGATTCGTAACGTGTTAGAATTGTTGACTGTATTGATGTGTGGGGGTGGAGCACCTCCACCACCTCCCCCACCTCCTCCTCCTCCTCCCCCTCCAAGTCCTCCAGCTCCTATCGCTAAGGTAGAGCCTAAGACTAAACAGGCAAGCGTGAGGCAGAAAAAGAGAGGTAAAGGCTTAAGGCAATTTAGAACGAGAAGTAAACAAGGTGGACCTACTGGTTTGAACATAGGTTAAACTATGTGTGAACCAGTAACCTTAACTGGCATAGCCATTGGTGCATCTATTGGGGCTGGTACTGCAGCAATTACTGGTCAAGATCCACTTATGGGAGCACTCATGGGTGGTGCTATGGGTGGTTTTAATCCAGGTGCAGTTGGAGTATTCTCAGCTACAAGTATGCAGGGAATGGCTGCTGCTGCTAGTGGTTTAGCTGCGGTTAGTGTGCCTGGTGTAGCTATGGCTGCTGGAATTGGTTTAGCTGGTAGTTATGCGATGAAAGCTATGACCCCACAACAACCAGATTACTCTCAGTTCGGACAAGGTGCTCTACCATATGAGTCACAATATAACACTCAACATACAAAAGTGACAGGATCAGGTGGCAGACAAGCTGCTGCCGTACTAGCATCGGAAATTAAACAAGCTAAGAAACTAAGAAGTAGACAAGCAGGATCAGAAGACTACGGATTAGGTATGGACTTAGCAGGAACAGGACTACAAATAGCATAATATATGTATACTTCAGTTAACAAAAAATATTCAAGTTTATGTGAGAAGAGACAGTGGTTCTTAAATCGTGCATGGGACGCTGCTGAAATAACAATTCCTTTTATTCTTCCAAGAAATTACAACCTTGACCAGGAACTTCCCACTCCTTATCAGGGTATAGGAGCTAGGGGGGTGAACAACCTAGCAGCAAAATTACTTTTAACCCTCTTCCCCCCTAACTCCCCTTTTTTCAAGTTCCAGATAGATGACTTTACTCTACAGGAACTGCAAGCTCAACGTGCTCCCATAGAAGAAGGACTCAATGCTATGGAACGTGCGGTCATGGATGAAGTAGAAGCCAAGGCTATGCGCGTCCCTTTAAATGAGTGTTTACGTCACCTGATTATCACTGGTAACTGTCTCCTTCATGCTAATAAAAACAACAAGGTAAGAGTATTTCATTTAGATCAGTATTGTGTCAGGCGAGATCCTCAAGGAGAGATGCTTGAGGTCATAGTCCTAGAGAAGATGAGCCGTGAGCTTTACAAGGATGTATTTGGTAGTACTCCTCCTAGTGAAACTGGTGATAGTTCAGACAGTCAAGAGAAACAACTTAATCTATATACAGTAGTAAGAAGAAAAGAGAATAAGATACATGTTCATCAAGAAGTCAACAACAAGAAGATTCCTAATACTGATTCTACTTATCCTTTAGATAAGAACCCTTGGTTACCCTTAAGGTTCTCTTCAATTGATGGTGAAGATTACGGTAGAGGTTTCGTAGAAGAATACTTAGGAGACTTGAGAGCACTTGAGGGTTTATCCAAGGCAATCCTGGAAGGTTCGGCTGCTGCAGCTAGAGCTATCTTCCTTGTAAGACCTAACGGTACAACCAAACTAAAGACTATCTCTCAGGCTCCTAACCTAGCAGTACGACAAGGGAGTGCCGAAGATGTAACAGTACTCCAGATGCAAAAGTTTAATGATTTTAGGGTAGCTCAGGAAACTATAGCCCAAACTGAAAGAAGACTTGCTGCTGCTTTCATGCTGAACCAGAGTGTCCAGCGTGATGCTGAACGAGTAACAGCAGAAGAGATCCGGTTCTTAGCTAATGAACTGGAGACTTCTTTAGGTGGAATCTATAGTTTACTTTCCCATGAGCTACAGTTACCACTCATTAAACGTATCATAGCTGTACTAGAACGAGAGAAAAAACTTCCCAAACTACCAGAAGGTGCGGTAGAGCCTGTCATCATAACAGGATTTGAGGCACTAGGGAGAGGTAACGATGCTAATAAACTGGCTACCTTTCTACAAACTGCTGCCTCAATACTTGGTCCAGAAGCCGTGTTAACTTATACCAATGCCAGTGATGCTCTTAAGAGACTAGGTGTTGGTTTTGGAATAGACATGAAGGGCTTGATTAAACCTGAAGAACAAGTTCAACAGGAACAGCAAGCTCAACAACAACAACAGATGATGGCTCAGGCAGGATTGGCAGCGACACCAAATGCTGTTAATCAGGTGGGCGAAATGGTAAGGGAGAGACAAGCTGATGGCAACAAAACCCAACAACAATAAGAAAAATAAGAAAGTAGAAACTAGTGTTACATCAAAGACTCAGTTCAAGGAAGTAGATAGAACAATGGAGATTGTGGAACAACGAGCTGGTGTAGCTACGAAGAATGGACTTCCATCTACTTACACTAAGATTAAACTTCCTAGTGGAACTATAAAAGAATCATACGGAGAGCGATATGGCAAACCAGATAACAGTTGAAAGTGAAGCTCCCCAAAGTATGGATGAATACAACAGGGAGATGGCATCAAAAGCTACTTTTGCAGAGAACACTATTGATCAAGGTGTAGTTCCTTTAGAAGAACCTGAAGTAGTAGATGAAACATTTAGGCCAGAAAAATTTAAATCAGATGAAGAGTGGCGAAAAAGTTATGATGAGTTGGAAAGAAACTTTCATTCACCATCTGACCAAGTACAAGAAGAACAAGAAGAACTAAGTATTCCTCAAGCTACCGATGCTCTTTTTGATATGGAAGCATTACAGAAAGAGTACATGGAAACTGGTGGTTTAAAGGATGCTAGTTATAAACTTTTAGAAGACGCTGGAATCAGTAAGCAATACGCTGATACTTACATTGAAGGAGTAAAAGCTTTGGGTCAACAGATAGGTAATCAGGTAAAGGATTCTGTAGGTGGCTCTGGTGACTATCAGAACATGGTAGAGTGGGCACAAGCTAATTATACTCCTGAACAAATCCAGGCTTATGATAATGCTGTTAACAGTGGTGATGTTCAACTGGCTATGCTGACTGCCAGAGGACTCCAAGCTGACTATCAGAATTCTTCAGGATATGAAGGACAAACTGTAAGCGGAGATACCTCTATGAGAATGAGTTCTAACTCCGATGTCTTCCGTAGTAATGCTGAGGTAACGGCAGCTATGAAAGACCCTAGATACGAATCTGATATGGCATACCGCCAAGATATCAGGGACAAACTTGAGAGATCTGAAGTATTTTCTTTAGGTTCTACTTAAGAGTAATAAAGCACAACGAGCTATAGAGTAATTAAACAAGTAGACAAAGACCTGCTGAGGTGGATAATCTTTAGTTGAAAGTTGATGAAGAAGTATAGCAATTTTTGTTACAAATACTTTTTATTAACTTAATTAAAGGAGACTTGCTATGGGTGTAACAGCAACTACAGCACCTGTTCAAGTAATGTCTCGCTCTGGTCAAAAAAATAGTACTGGTGATTCCAGTGCTATGTTTCTTAAGGTCTATGCTGGTGAAGTATTGACCGCTTTTGAGCAAGCTAGTGTTACGATGGACAAGCACGTTATCCGTTCTATCAGTTCAGGTATTTCAGCTCAGTTCCCACTTGTATGGAAAACTGCTTCAGTTGAATACGCCTATGTTAACAGCTCAGGTAGTACTGCTACTACGGCTGTTGAACTTGATGGTACGGCAATCAATAAGAATGAGAAGGTCATTCCTATTGACGGTCTGTTACTTGCAGATCACTTTGTCAACAACCTTGACGAAGCTATGAATCATTATGATGTACGTTCTATTTATGCTAAAGAGGCTGGTATTATACTTGGTACTCAATGGGATAAGAATGTACTTCAAGAAGGTGTGTTAGGAGCACGTTCCTCCACACTCGTAACGAGTGGTAACGGTGGAGCTGTACTTACTAACTCCTCTTATGGAACTTCCGGTTCTACTTTGGGTGGTGGCTTGTTTGATGCTGCTGAAGAATTAGATGAAAAGAATGTTCCTGAAAATGATAGATATATGTATGTACGCCCTGCCCAGTATTACTTAATGGCAGAAACGACTGACCTGATCAACCGCGATTGGGGTGGAAGAGGAGTATATGCAGAAGGTGAAGTTATGAAGATCGCTGGTATTCATCTTGTGAAAACTAACAATCTTCCTATTACTACTGTCAGTGATTCTACTGGAGTCACAACTCATGAAGGTAACTTCTCTACGACTAAGGCATTAGTTATGCACAAGTCAGCAGTAGCTACCGTGAAGTTGTTGAATCTGGCAGTTGAAACTGAATACGACATTAGACTTCAAGGCTGGTGGATTGTGGCTAAGTACGCTATGGGTCATAGTTTCATTCGTCCTGAGTGTTGTGTTGAACTTAAAACCTCTTAAGGAAAGGATATTATACTATGACTGATATTGCTAATATCCAATCCCTAGCGGTTGCTGCTAATACTGTTACCAACGTAACATTAGTTCAGCCTTATGCTGATAACACTACTGTTGGTACAGGTTTTGAAACAATCTGTAATACCAATGCCGATCAGGTTCTTCCTGTTATTGCTGGAGCAGATATAGATATTGTATCTGCATCTACTGATGATGATGGTTCTCCTGCTGGTACAGGTGCTCAGACTGTTAGAGTAACGTACTTAGATGATGATTTTAATCAGGCTTATCAAGACGTTACTATGGATGGTACGACTGAAGTTGAGTTGACTGAGCAGAATATTTCCTTTGTTCAGAAAGCTGAAATTATTGCTTCTGGTACTGGACTTGCTGCTGCTGGTGCGATCACTATTGCTGATGTAACTGGTGGTGGAGTACACGCTGTCATTGATGCAGGTTCTAAAGAGTCAGGTAACTGTACTTGGAAGATTCCTGCTGGACATTCTGGTTATGTTCATGGCTTCTGGTATGATGTAGATGCTGTCGCTGCTGGTGCTGGTACTGCTGAGATTGCTTTACAAGTAGCACACGCTGAGTCTTCTGGAGTTGCTAATTCAGAGACATGGCGTACTGTTGCTAAAGTAACCGTAGTAGAAGGTGACAATGATGTGGTTGCTGCTACTGGTGGTAATCAGAATAATACAGGTTCATTCTCCTTTCCAGGAAATGTCCCTTTTGTTGTTCCTGCTAAAGCTATGGTACGTTTAGCTGCTAAAGCTCCTGCTGCTGTAGCCGTTACTGCTGGATTCAGTATGTCTGTACAAGGTTCTGGTGGTGGAACTACCGTAACCTCAAGTTAACCTTTTGAGGGGTCTAAGGTAATACTTAGGCTCCTCATTTTTTTTACATTTTGGAGATACAATGACTGATACAAGTAGAACCGTAAGCGACTTAGTTACTAACTTGTTTCAAAACAGTCAGGCTGCTGGTTCTATTACTCCTCAGGACTTGCGTGACTTCATTGAAACAACTCAAACAAAACAAGGAAGTATGTATGTATCAACTCCTGGTAGTACTACAATTGCTGGAGCTGGAACATATGTAGAAGGAACTGCTGGAACATGGACTCTTAGTACAGCTCCTACTGCAAATGAATTTGATGAAAATACAGACGGCAGACTAAGATATACAGGTACTCCTACAATTAACTGTTTATTTTTAGCCTCAGCTTCTTTAGAAATTGATACCTCTGCTGTCGATAAAGAATTTGGATTAGCTATACATAAAAACGGAACCTTAATTACAGGTACTAAAATAGTAGGATTCTCTCCTGCTACTACAGTTAACTCAGTTAACCTTGTTACATTTGGATATGCTTCTATGGCTACTAATGATTATGTTTCTATTTTTGTAGCTAATATAGACAGTACAGATAATTTAACTATTAGAACTGCTCAAGTTATGGGTATGGGATTGGTAACTTAAAATGTCACACTTTACTACAGTTCCTGTTAATGAACTAGAAGCTGTTAATATGCTACTAGCTGCCGTAGGTGAAGCAGCAGTTTCAAGTTTGGAAACAGCAACCACCGTAGATGTAACACAAGCTAAGAATTTAATATCTAATATCAATAGAGAAGTACAGCAGAAAGGCTGGCACTTTAATACTGAATGGGATGTAGTATTAACCCTTGATTCTGATAGTAGAATTCCACTTGGAACTACAGTTCTATCTATTTATTCTCCTACTAAGATGACTACAATTAGAGGAAGAGAAGGATCTCCTTTTCTTTATGATTTAAATAATAATACCTTTACTTGGACTACTTCTGTAAATGATGCTGTTACAATTACACTGTTAGATTTTGAAGATATACCTCAAACTGCTAGGCAGTACATTACAACTAAAGCTGCTAGGATTTTCCAAGAAGAAATTATTGGGCAAGTCTCAGCCGAAGCAGTAAACAGACAAGAAGAAGTAGAAGCTTATGCAGATTTATTAGATGATGAAGGAGAGCGTTCTGGATATAATGTTGGGTATGGTACAAGAGATATGTATAATACCACCAAGCTCTATAGGAAAACATGGTAAATGCCACTAATAACAGAACAAATAAGCAACTTAATTAATGGAGTTTCACAACAGCCCCCTTCATTAAGGCTGGCTTCCCAATGTGAAACCCAAGAAAATGGCTTAATTACCATAGCAGAAGGGTTAAAGAAAAGACCTCCTTTAGAATTTGTAGCTAAACTAAGTAATAAAACTGATACTGATGCTAATATACATTTTATTAATCGTGATGAAACTGAGCAATATGTTATCAGCATCACCTCAGATCAATTCAGTACCGATTTTAGCTCTGATTTCTCAGGATCTGAAATGGAGGTATGGGATTTAGATGGGACATCTAAGAGCGTCTCAGGAGCTACAGGAGATGTATTAACTTACATCACTACAGTTGATGCTAGAGATAATATTAAATTATTTACCGTAGCTGACTATACATTTATCTTAAACAAAACTGTAGCTACTGCCAAATCAACAACTACAGGAGATGAAAGAGATCCTGAAGGTATTATATTTCTTAAACAGGCTACGAGTGCTACTGATTTTCTAGTCTATGTAGATGGTACTTTAAGGTCTACAATTAATGCTAGTAATGATGCTGGTACTCAAATAACAGATTGTTTTAATGAGTTAACAACTAATATTGGAACTACATTTAATGTTACCAAGTTTGGTAGTTCAAATGTTCATATAACTAAAAAAGATGGTAGTGATTTTACCCTTCATGTAGAAGCTCCAGAAGGAAACTGTATAGCTGTTAAGGAAAGTGTAGTAGATTTTACGGATCTTCCCTCAAGAACTAAAGATGGTATGATTGTAAAAATTACCGGAGATCCTAGTTCTGGAACTGATGATTACTGGATTAAACATAATAACCAAGCTGATCAAGATGTAGGTGAATGGGTAGAAACTGTAGAGCCAGGATTGGCTAATACTATAGATGGCAGTACCATGCCTATCCAGTTTATTAGAACCTCTGAAGATC